TGAGTTCGTCGTCTGTGACTGCTGCAGCTTTTGAAGTTTCACTGATGAAGTCTTCAACTGCTGAGACTTGAGCGTCGGTCGCTTTTGTCGTGTTTCGTAATGTCGTCCCAAGTTTTTGGGCTGCAGCGTCATCTTCTGCAAACGCTTTGACAGCATCAAAAGCGGCAGCTCCGAGAGCGACCAGAGCGAGTCCTGCCGGGACTGCAGCCTTCTTAATTGCGAACGATGCTCTCTCTCCGTTGGTCTTCAGTTTTTTGAAGTCGGCGATCGCTTTGTCGATCCCTTTCGGATTCCATTCTGAGATGATCGGGAGGTTGATTGCCATTACTTGAACGCCTTTTCTGAGTCACGCATGAACTGATCGATGATCGGCTTTAATGCTCGCTCAGCATCTGCAGCCATTGACTCAATATCTTTCCACATGTAACGCGAGGGTGTCCCGATACGGTCAAGCGCGCTCGCGAAATTGGGTCGGCGATACTTTGATTCTCGGCGCGACTTTGTTCCGCCAGCCTTGCCAGCCATGTCTGTGATCGCTACAGGTGCGCCCTTGGTAACAACACGAACGACTGCGATCTGTTCAGCTCCGTCGGTGATTGATCCCTTGCGAGGCTTCCGCGTGTTCAAAGAGATCTGGACCTTCTTGACACCTGACCATCCTGTGCGCCCATTGTGAGCCATCCCGCGTAAAGGTGGCGAGATCGGCACTCGAGCATTGATGGCATTCACGAGAGGCTTCGCGGCTTCTTTCGTGTCTTTCAATAATGTCCGACGCATCGCAGGATCAAGCTTCTGCATCTTCTTCAATGCGTCTTGAAGCCCGTAAGTGTCAAGTCTCGCATCTACTGCCATTATTGTCGTCGTCTCTGCTCGTTGATGATCTGAACGCAAGTCGCCAGATCGTCTTGTTCGAATGTGATAGTCGGAGGCCAGAATCCAGTAGCGACAAGCAGCTCTGCTAGTTGCTTCCGGTGGCCTCCTCCGTAGGGACTGTGTTCGCAGTCTCCACGACTTCTAGATCTTCCAGTTTCTTGATGAACTCATCAAACGAGATCGGTACTGGATGACCTTGAGTCCGACTGGCTTCGTAAGCCATGAAAGCGAGGTCTTCCATTCCGATCCCGTTCGCTAGATCTGATGATCGTCGCTTGAACTTGCGTTCCCACGAAACAATGACGAACAGGTTCGTCATCACTTCGTAAGGTTCGTTCTCGTACAGTTTCACTCTGAGAGTGAGTTTCATGTGTTCTCCTTAGTCGGGGTTCGGATTACTAGATCAGGGTGAGACGATGTCGCGGGCGTACGATCCGCCCTTGAACACTGCCTCGACGACGGAGAGCTCTCCGACCGTCGTGTTGATCGGGGTCACAGTCTCCAGGAAGCATCCCGTGAGCGTGTACTCAGGGTTGCTCGCGGACTCGGTAGTTCCCGATGGGCTGACGACGATGGTGGAAGCGACACCGAAAAGAGTGTTCAAATATGTTTCAACTTCGGTCGTGCCGTAACCTTGGAACAATGTCAAGGTGAGCTCATTATTGAAGAGGCCTGCCGTGAAGGTTCTTGAAGTCTGGCCGAAGCTCGTGTTTTCCAAGGCCTCAGCGGTCAAAGTGAGTACCGCTGCAGAACATGACGAGGTGAGTGCCATCGCTGAAGGGCTGGTGACATTGACTGTCGGATTCGATAGGTATGTTGTGGGCATAGTTTGTCCTTTATCTGCGGCTTGAGCCGATTCTTATGGTGAGATCGTAGGCAGGTAGATCTTGTGATCCGATCTGGGCGACTGTGGGCCGTCCAGATACAACTGCGAGAGAAGAGTTCATGAGCGTGTCAACGACTCCGAGTATGTAGTCCGTAGCGTCTTGGTTGCCGGGTGGCGCGCCCAGGACTCGGAGATCAATCGTGATGTCCGCTGTCTGATTATTGAACGCAGTGAAAACAGGAAGCTCAATGAATACAGTAAGAGGTCGAGCGTTACGCGGGTCAGTGACCGGCTTAAGGCCGAGAGCTGTGATCGTCGCCGAGACTGCACTGATCGCGTCTGTGAAGATTCCTGCCATCTCATGCCACTTGCGATCTCTTGATACCGAGAAGCTGATTGATTCGGCCCATAGAAGCGACGGGTGCGCTGATGCTCATGTCTTGGAAACTGGCGAACGAATCGATGCTGCCTCTTTCGCGGTACAGACTTGCAGCCATGAGCACGACTCCAGCTTTGACTGCAGCATCAGGGACGCTAGTGAGCGAATCATGGTAGCCGGCCTGCACTCGTCGTTTGAATGACCATGCATTACTGGCATTGACTGATGAAGTCATGAACGCTGTGTCGTTCGCAGTCGCTCCACTGATCCCGAGAAACTCGGTCAGGTCGGCGACAGTAATCCAGGTGCAAGTCTGAGTCCAGACGAGCGATCCGACAGGATCGGCAGCTGATCGTGCGAGATCATCGCCGACATCTTGGAAGAGTAACTGGTTCGGAATGATGACATCAAAGTCGTAGAGATAATCGCCTTCTTCGTCAACTCCGACGAACAAGTAGGTCGGTACTGCGAAGACGATGTGTGTCCCGTTGAGGCTGTGGCCAAGTCCTGAGAGCGTGATTGATTGTCCGACAGCGATGTCGGTTGATTCGAGAGTCTGAACGACGGCCACATCTGACAGACGCTGGTGGTGCGTGACTGTGAATGTGGCCATCGTTCAGATCTTTCTCTTCGTCAATCGGATCAGGCGCGCTTGACGAACTTGGTCGCGTCCATCATTACGGAGGAAAAGTACCCTCTGAACTTAATTACGCGTCCGAGCGCGCCGTCACTCAGATCCACTGAGAGTGCGCCCTTCTGCTGTTCCCAGCACTCGAAGCCAGTGCTATCACCGACATAAAGGTTCTTGCCACCGGCAGCGACAAGGTTACGGTCAACCACGAGCGACAAGCCAAACGCGTTGCCGTTGAAGGTTGATGCCGATGCACCAGTTCCTACAGCATTTTGTGGGCCGACATTCGGGAACAACGGACGACCTGCATCGTCAACCAATGCGCCGAGCGACGCATAATACGCAGGCGACATGACAAGCACATTGGGCAAGTTGCCGTTTGAGTTGGTCAAGATCTGCTCGGCTGAGTTGTAGATGAACGCGACCCAGTCAGCAGGAGTGCTTCCAGAGGTCAATGCTTCGGTCTGGGTGACTCCTGCTTCAAATGTCGTACAAGCTGCGACATCGGTGGCGTTCGCGTAGATCCGCGCCATGTCATCAATCAAAGCACCGAGAACTTCGGGCGAGGTCATGTCCATTGACTCTTCTGAGAGCTTGACATATCCGCCGTACAAGGCCTTCGTGATCTGAATGTCGTCAACGACGAAAGTCCCTTGATCAAGTGCGACGAGTTCGCCGTTGGATGCGCCGATAGTGGTGTGCGTGGTGACCTTCGGGCGGATGAAAACCTTGCCGCTCATGGGCATTTGGCGGACTCCCATTGCGGTGATCAAGGGACGATAATTGGCTACAAACGAATTATAGATCGGCTGAACGATCGGCACTGGAAGGATGCCGGGCGTGTCAGTGGTGGTCACATTGGGAGCTGCTGCGACGATGCGAGCATTGAACTCTGCGAACTCAGATCCGCCTGCGACGAACTTGACCATGTACTCGGCAGCGGTCGGAAGCTTGAACTCACGCTTCGGTGCTGCATACTGGATGGGAGCAGTGGGTACTGCTGATGCTTCGATTGCTTCTGACATTTCATCCTCCTCGGATGGTTGGGTTGGGGTTGGTATTACTTCTTCGTCGGGTGCTTCCTCTTCGGGTGAAGAGGCCGCGACTGAATAAACTTGTGCGTCGGCGTAAGCGGGAGTGGTGACGACCGACAGTTCCAAGAATCTGGCCTCAGAGACCTCTAGCGTCCCGTCTGCGAGCCTCTTGAACTTGGTTGGCACTGCGCCCACCGAAACGCTGTCAAGCGCACCATCGGCGAGCAGTGCGAGAGCATCATCAGCTGCACGAGTTGCGCTCAACTTGGCGACGAACATCATGCCTTCGGCAGTTGACACTCGTTCGGTCACGCGGCCTATGACGCGAGTGTCGTCATGGTATTCCAAGAGTTTCGGCATCGGGCCATCTTCGGGAAGTGAGCCCTCAAGGAAGACGACCGATTCTCCACCACTCAATTGAGCCTTGACATTCCAAGGGACGGCGAGACCGGTTATCTGACGCGATGGTTCACCATCGGCTGATGCGTCCAGTGTGATCTGTTGAGCTGTAAGTCGAATCATGAATCAATCTCCTGAGATGTGCGCGATGAGGCAGGTTCTTCAATGCTGATATCGGTGTGATCCATTTCAACATCGGCGACAAGGCCGTCGGTATCAAACTCTACAAAACGATTACGCGGAAGAATGTCAAGCCCTGAGAGCGTTTCTTGAATCGCGTCCATGTAGAGCTTCGCGCCCAGCAGATAAAGATCCTGCTTGGCCTGAAGCGCATTGACATAATTGTAGCCAGAGATGGAGATTCCGAGAAGATTGGCAGGGACTCCGATTGCTCGTGACAGTTCGAGTGCGCTGAAGTTTCGCGCTTCCACAAGTTGCATTTTGCTCGGGTCGGTGTCGAATTGTTCGTATTTGACAGCACTGTTCAGTGCGCCGACAGCGTTCACTCGGCGAGCGTTTGACCATGCTGCAGCGAGCTCACCAAGAGACTCTGCATCCAGTGGTTCGGAGCTGTCGGTCTGCTGTAAATATCCTGCGACGATCTCGTTGGATGCGAAGCGTTCAGCACTGCGATCTAGTTTCAAAGCGGTCTCGATCACGCGACGACCAGTCCACAGGAAGCCTTGTACGGGTGCGAGGAATTGGACGACATCTTGCGTCGGGAGAGCGACTCCATTAAAGTTTATTTGGTCGCTTTTACCGAAATACTGCGGACCGTTTTGGTCCAAAGTTTCAACCATTTCGCAGGGCAACCATTGGAACGACAAAGGCCGTCCAGTAGCGGAGCTGCGTGAGGTGACATACCAGAACGCGCGTCCGCGCATCATCAGATCCATGCAGGTGTTCGACATGATGAAGTTACGGGTCACGGTCGGATCGGGAAGATCCATCCATGACTCTGTCTCAAGGAAGATCTTCTCGTACCGTTCGCCGGTCCACTGCCGTGTGTAATGGCGTAACGGTAGAGAGCCCACAAGCGAGATGATCATCTGCGTGGCGCGTGAGACTGTGGGAACAGAGAGTGCCAGCTCTGCACCAGCCCCGACGGTGTAAGTGTAGAACTGGCCAATCTGGGCGGCACTTCCAGCGGCAGCTTGAAGCGGCTCATGAGCGAACGCGGGAGTCGCGTTTTGCTTTTTACTTCCGAAGAGTGCCATCCCTCGGATTCTCTCAGAGAGTTTTGATGATGTCTACTAAGGTCAACCGAAAGCCATCTGAGGTTTCGCTGAAGCTTTCGGACGCGATGTGAGCATGATTCCCCACACTGCACATCGGGCGAGCTCAATCGGCCCTGGACTCTTCTGTGAACTGAGGACTATTGCACCTCCAGTTTTTACTGCGACCGCTCGCGAAAAATGTTCAGAGAGTGCGAGGTCGCCAGTGTGGCGGACACGATCCTCGACGATCATCGCGCGAGCTGCACCAGTCCACTTGATCAACTCGGCGTATCCAACGATGGTCATTCGCCGGCGAAGATCTGGGGGACAGTGGATCTCTAGCGATGGGGTGCAGGCAAGTTTGACTTGTGGGTCTGTCATTCGTTTGACGACTTCGGCCCACATCTGCTGAGCTGATTCCACGACGAACTCGGTCGTCACGATGACTCGAGTGCCGTCGTATGCGCAACCGATGCCGACATAGCGTGATTCGTCTACCGATGAGTCAATGACGAGCCATTGGATTGGTGGCATTGGGTCTACTGTTTTGCGGTCGTTCCACAGGTTGATCGGGAGATAAGAGTTGGTTGAGTCCACCCACAGATTGAGGTGGCCTCGGATGAACGCTTGACGGTTCGGCGAGTCAAACGCGAGCTCGAGAGCTTTCATGGTGATCGTTGTACCGAGTGCAGGGTTCGCCCATCCCCAGTAGCGACGATCTTCCAGACTGACTCCTGGGGGAAGTGACCATTCGGCGAAGTACAGCGAACCAGTTCGGCCCGAGTCAATCGCTGCCATGCCCTGTTCTCGAAGTTGGAGGAGAACGGTTGAGCCTTGGTCGCCGGCGGTACTGAACATCATCATCATCGGATTCTTCACTGCGATCTGTGAAGGCCTGAGAGCAGTGAATACGACTTCGGGACTGATGTCCCAGATCTCGTCTACGAGAAGGACTGTCGCGGTCATACCGTGAGCGTGAGCTGAGGCCGCGACGACTGAGATTGATGATCCGTCTGGGAAGTTGATCCGCTCGTCTCCGTTTTGCCAGCGCACCTTGCAGAGAAACTTGTCCTCAAGGTCACGAACCAAGTCACGGAATAAGGCCATGCTCCGACGCTTTTGGTTGGCAACGATCACGATCGTCTGAGCTTCTTTTCGGTGAGCTGCATACTCGGTCGCCATAAAGCCGGCGACAGCTCTCATGACAAGACTCTTCCCATTTTGGCGAGCTGTACTGACACACGCCTCACGAAACACGAAGTCACCAGCCTCGTCCAGACTAAGAGCATCGTTCACAATTCGCTTCTGCCATTCCATCAGATCAATGCCAAGAACGCGCTTCGCCCACACGGTCAGGGCAGGGCCGAAACTCTCGCCGGCATTGACAGGTGTGACGAGTCTCGGCTCGATCCTTCCCGATGTCGGATAATCCGACGAGTTTCCGCTTAGTCCCTGCTGGTTCGGGCTAGTTGAGGGGATTTC